TAGTGAGTTGTTAAAGTTTTAGTTGTCTCAGTTCCTGTGGATGATCTGATAATTACTACTAAATCTGTGTCCGCAAAAATTTTAAAATTGTAGGCAAAGGTTGTGGTTGAGCCATTACCATTATGTGATGATTTTATTATCGTTGTAGATACTGTCATAAATCCTCTATATTACTTATTTAATTTTTAGTCTATCTCTTTTTTTATGGTGTATACTTGTTTTCCATAATACAAATTTATAGCTTGTTTTGCTCCATTTATCATTTGTTTTAGCACTATATTAGTTAAATACAATTTTTCTTCTGGTGAAGAATCTTTAGCTTCATTTATATTTCTTATAATATCTTCTTGAACCTGTAAAGCTCTGTATGCCTTTTCTAATACGACCCAGTTTTCAGGTAATTTTTTCATTTCTTCTTTTGCTTTTTCAATCTCTCCTCTATTAGCTAGTATTCTATTTGCTCTTATTCTTTTCATAACAGGCTCATATAACTCTCTAAAATCAGTAATAGGTTCTGCATTTCTATCAGGATTTTTTATAAAGATTGCTTTTATAATAGGATATTCTGATAACATTTTTTTTCTATTATTTGATCTATCTACAATTCCAGCAGCATCTAATAATGAATCTGACAAAGTTAAAACATAGCCACCTATTCCACCTGTCCAACTTCTCCAAGCATTTTCTATAACTAATGGTGAAGATAATTTTGAAAAATCATCTCCATTTAACTTTCTAATCAAGCCAGCTATTAGCTTCGTAGTTTCAGATGTAAAATCTGTGTATTGATATTCTGATGGGACCATCTCTAATCCTGATGGAATAATAGGTCTGTCAAAGAAAAAACTTTTATTTTGCCAAGTTTCAAAAAAAGGTTTTATAATATCTGGTATTGGTATTAGTCCTTTAAATGTTTGAACTCCAACTGCATTTTTAAATTTATCTATAGCTTTTGGGTCATTATCAAAATAGTAATCTAAAAATCTTTCAACACCAGTACCAAATATTAAACCTATTTCAAATGGTTTTGCTACTGGATAATATGTTCCATTTATTCTTATGTTCCAAAATAAATCTTTTCTCCATTGAGGTAATGCTTGATAATCAGGATCATCATGATTACGCATCCAAAGTAATATAGATGGTAAAGTTACATACATAAATGTTTTGGCTAAAGTTTGAATTGGTCTATCTTTGTATGCTTTTATCATTTGATTTAAACCTTGTATTCTAGCGTTAAAGAAAGCAGATATTTGATTCCAAGATTGAATGGATGCACCCATTCTTCTATAATCTATTGGATTGTCTCTTGTCTCTACAGCAGCTTTTTTAATAGCAACTTCTTCTGATAAACCTTTTTTTAAATTTCTTTCTACAGCATATTTAAAAACACCTTTTCTATTTATACCTTCTGAAAATTCAGTATAGACTCTAAACCACTCAGGTAAATTTTTAATTACATTTACAGGTCTTGTATTTGTAAAATATTCTCTCATTGATTGATTAAAATAAGTTCTATCAAATGTTACTAAAGAGTTTTGTAATGCTTCTGATTTAAAATATTTTTCTGCTATTTTGTCGTAACCTAATTTTCTAGCGAGAGGTTTTATAGTCATTGCTACACCTGTTAATGTTTGAGCAAATGGAGGATACCAACCTTTACTTAATATAGCACCAGAACTAGCATCTCTAGAGACGTTGTTATATACAAATTCAGCAGCTCCTGTAGCACCAGCTCTTAAAGTTCTTGATGGTATTGAGAAAAAATTTGCAATATGTTGAAATGTAGTTTTATCAAACATCTTGGTAGGTCTTGCAAATGCTTCACCTACTTCCCAAACTTCTCTTTTTCCATTTCTATATACAACTATCTCTGTGTCTTTTAACAATCCAGATTCTTTTCTAAATACAGAAAAACCATCTGCTACAGATGCTTTTAAGTTTGCAGGGTTATCAACTATTGATTCTAATTCTTTAGCTGAAATTTTTGTTTCTCTTGTTCTTTTTGCTGACAACTGAACTTCGGGAAAAAAATCAGGATTAACTTTTCTTACCTTTTCAATCATTTGTATGAAAGAAAGATTAGCTTCGTTCTTTTTAGCAATCGTAATGTAAGTTGATATATTGTTGTATACACTTTCAAAAGGATCAACAATTTGTCTTTTACTTCCTTTAAATATTTTTAATGGATTTCTTACATTCTTAGAAAAATTACCCTTCCCAGAACCATCAACAAAATCTCTATAAAAAGGAACAAAATCTTTATTTGCTTTTAGTGCTGCTTGATAAACCTCTTTAGATATAAGTCCAGCATCATATAAATATTTTAAAGCTAGTTCAGAAGTTTTAACAACTTCTCTAAATGGTGCTTCAAGTTTTGAATTTTCTTTTATAAATTTTTCTGCTGCTTTTATATTTACACCTGTCTCAAGTTTTTGAGCATTTTTTTCTATAGCTCTTTTTGAAATAGAATATCTAATAAAATCTTTATATAAATCTACATTGTTAATTTTATATTTAACAAAAATTTGTTTTAATGCTGGTCCTACAATTTCACCTGTTTTATAATTTACTGCACCCTTCTCAATAAAACTTTCTATAGGTCCTTTTACACCATGTAGTAATTGAAAGTTCTCATAAGGAGATATTTCTTTTTCATACTTAACACCAAACTTTTCAGCTTGTTTTACAGCTCTTTTATAAACATGGTTTTGATCTACAAAATTATAAAACAAATCATCTATAAAACCTTTGGTACTAAAAGTTCTATTCTTTGTATCGTATGCAATACTTTTATCTAGTTCTACTCTTGTTTCATCAACAACTTTATTAGGTTTATCTTTTGTAGTTATTGGTTCTAATGCAGTTTCTTTTTCTCTTATTGAAACTTCTTTATATGCTCTTGGAATTTTTATATTAGTAGAGTTTAAATCTTCAAATATAGTTCTGTCTTTAATTAAATCTTCAATTATATCTACAGGTTTTTTTCCTGTTTTTGTTGATACATTTTCTAATTTTGCTTTTGGAGCAACAACATTAAATGGAGCAAACAATAAAGTAGTAACAGCAAAATCTTCTGCATTTGGTAAACCATCACCCAATAAAAAACCAGCTCCTGTATAAGCTGATGATTGAGCTAAAGTTTTTGGTATAAAAGATGTAGCTCCTATTGCTGAAGGAACTTTATAAGCTGCATATAATTTTGCTGCAGTTTTTACTCCTTCACTTAAACCCTCTTCTACAAATATATCCCA